CCACTGCAAGCGCATGTGACGCTCGCCTACTCGCCCCATCGAGCGCCAGCGTTCAACATGCCAAGTCACTCCGCCGTCATCAGACCAAGAGAGCTGAAACTGCGGATCTGCGCCAGAAATTACCGGGCGTAGGTATTCCCAGATAACTGTTCCGTCATAAACCGTATTGCTACCATAGAACTCTGCCGGAATAAACCCATGCGCCAGCGGGCCAGCAGTCCCACTCTGAGTTGCACGCCAGCGAGAGCCACCAACTTCGACGACAGCCTCAATTGCATAGGGAGTGTACTCATGCCACGTAGGTGCATGACGATCCGTCCCCACGCCCATCTCAACATCGATATAGAGTTCGTCCATGAACATGCGCTCGCCCTCACCGTGTAACGGCGGGGTAAGCATCTCACGTACCATGGGGAACAAGTCGTCCTCGTGCTCATCTAGGTGCAGCGTGTAGAGTCGGTTTTTCTTGAAGTCCCCGACAATGTGCTTGCCCCAGATGTAGACATATTCCTCTGCACGGAAGCGCTCTTCCTTCCAAGACTTCCTGGAAGTCCAACGGTCCTCTGTGATGTCATACTTCAGCGTCACATGAGTGAAGTTGATCGTGTAGTATGTATGCCCTTCGATTGTGTAGATATATGACGTAGCGGTCTCAGGAGAAGACGCCGCAGAGATGATCTGGTGGATGCCTCGAGTGGAGATTACCTTTGGCTGGTAACCCGCCATCGAGTACACCTGGAGGTCGTCGCCGAGCCAGTAGACGGAGTTGTCCGCCTTGGCAATGGACTTCCCAGACTTACAGCCACGTTCAACAAACTGCGTACGGGCGAACGGGACGCCTGGAGCTGGAAGACCGGCATTCACGTAGAATTCAATCGAAGTCTCGCCGAAGACAACAAGCTCTCTATGATCGGAGATGACCCCGACTACTTGATCAGGGAATGTATCCGCCGTGGTCGAGTCCAGTGCAGCAATTGAGTCGAACCCAGGAGAAGAATCCGTCAAACCTGAAACAAACCACCGCTCAGACATACGGTAGAGACGCTGGCCCGACACTATCCAGAGGTAAGCTCCCATCTTAATCATGCCGCGACAAGGGCCAGATCCCACCGTCGCTAGATGACGCAATCCGGCATCGCCAACCATAGACACCAAGGACTTCGCCTCGTCTGGATTGCGCTCAAAGTAGATATTCTCGGCGACTTCAGACAAGACTTTAGACGAGCGCCCTTTGTAGGTGCCTATCGCGAATGGTATCTGAACGTACTGCCCCATCTAGTAATCCGTGAACGCCGTCGGGTCGCGTCGCTTCTGACTCAGGTGAATGCGAATAGCCTGTTCGCCAGCCCGACCTTCATTTTGCTTGGAGAGCAGACGGCTCCCGGAGAAGCCAAACGACGGGGCCGCCTTCGACGCGACAAGCTTCCGTAAGGGCTCCTGCGCCCACTCAGGAATAGCGTCGATGGTGTACGGCGCAAGGCCGCGCTGAACGAGACGTGGATGCTCGGACACCCAAATCTCGTCGACAAGCGCCGCGTCTTCAGCCGACGGCGTCTGATTCTTGTGCACCACATTGAGGTAACGCAAAGCGGCGTTACGCAAATCCGAGGAGGTCCACGAAGCCATCTGCTACCCCTACTTCCCAGACTTCTTCAGGGGAACGGTCAAATGCGTCAGCACATGTTGATCGCAGAGGATGCGGAGCTTAGTCGCATCGCGCGCACTGAAGGTCTCCATATCGACATCTACAACTTCATTTTTGACAAACACGATGTCGCACACGTGGAGCTGGGCGTCGCGTTTCGCTAGCACGTGAACGAGTTCGGCCTCACGCTCCTTCTGAACTTTCTTCAGCATGTTGCGGCGAAAGGTATTTTCAGCGTCCGAGACGTTCTTGTCTGGCCGCTTTCCGGCTGGCTGAATCGCAGCAACGTGGATCTTCAGCCATATTTCTTGCGCCTTCTTCGTTAGCCCTTTGTACACATATTGGTTGATCATTTGATTAGCTCCAGTGTGGCGGCCCAAAAAGTAAGAGACGGGGGAAGGAGCCATCTCCCCCGCCTCTCATGTACCTAGATCCTAGGTGTCAGCGACCCCAGCAGTGTACAGCGTGAGCTGGCCATGCTGAAGATCGTTGAAGTATGCCTTCTTCATCCCGCGGATTTCGGCAACACCGACCGCTTGGATGTTGGCGAAGTCACGGCTATCAGTGATTGCCCGTGTCTGCTGCGCCCAACCAATGATGATGTCCTGAGCGCCACACATGAAGTTCGGTGCAACATCAATGCCCGCAGCGCCGTCACCGGAGATTACCGGAATCTCAACGATCTCGCGCAGGATTACGCCGTCATGCAAAAGGTCGCCGTCAGTGTAGAGTGGGTTATTCTTCCCACGGATCTCACCTTCACGGAGATTCTGTTGGTAGGTGCTGTTATTTTTGAAGTCTCGGAATGCCCATTTGTTACAGAACAAAATAAACGATTCCTCGTCCTCTTTCACCTTGATCGGACGAATACGTGCACTTGCATCCCGAGCCATACGCTTGGCCAAAGAAACCATCCCGGGAGACAAGATGTCATTGGTAGCGTCCACATTCGCTAATCCAGCACTGTGATCCCCAGCCGACCGGTTCGACTTCGCGGCGCCATACAAGATTCGCGTAGCACCATTTGCAGTGTCCCAAGCGTCCTTCTGAGTCTCACTAGCCGCCCCATAAGTAGTCACGCCATCAAGCACCGGACTTTGCATCCGGTCAATGATGTCATCGCGGATCTTACTCCGCGCCCAATCACGCAAAGCGGTCTTCGCTTCCATGAGCACTTCGATCAACGTAGTCTGCTGCTCCATATTGCCGCGGGCTACAGCATTCCTCAACTGATCGACCGTGACGCGGTCTTCGTAGTTGACTAGCTGCTCTTCATTGCCCTCGAGCGTATTGTCGCCAGTGACACCGCTGCCCGAGAGTTCGACGATCAGCGGGAAGCTAATCGTGTCGCCGCGCTTCTTGGTCAGCTCATTTTTGAGATGGATAACCTTGTTGTCATCCATTCCCATGTACCGACGAAAGCGGTTACCGCGGACGTATTCGTGGAAAACTCGTCTGGACCACCGAGTGACCTTAGAGTTGGCTGCAATAGTGGTGACTGCCATGATGGCTTACCTTCCCGGGTAAGCCGGCGTTTAGTAGTCGAGTAGGGCGCCTCGAAGTGAGTCGTCTCCCTCGTCTGGTATTGCCGGCTCTGCCGTTGGGCCGCTCCCTGTGGAGTTGGCCTGTGATTTGGGTAGCGATGACGTGTCAGCATTGACCGCGTCACCATTCAGCTCGGCAAGCAACTCTTTACGGATTTTGTCGCGTTCAATTTTCGGGTCAAACGTAGCTTGTGCCGTCAGAGCCTTTGTTGCTTGATACATGGCCTCGGCCGGATCGATTTGGAAATCGTCCGACGCGCGCACTGCAGTCGCCCAAGCTGGGTCCGTCTCCATACGCTCCATGGCCACGCCTCTAACGTCAAGGTAGTCTGAGTGAGCTTTGGTTGCCCGTCGCTCACACCGCGTCGCTCTCGCCTCCCAAGCCTTCTGCTCAGAGTTCGAGACTGCGTTCGCGATCTGCTTCTCCGTTTGTTCCCTCAAGCTGTCAAAAGCGGCTTTGGGATCATCCCAAAAGTCCGATTCCTCGACTTCTTCCGTAGAGTCGGCTGGAGCTCGAGCTTCTTCACGTCCCTGAAGACGCGCAAGCTGAACTTCAGCCTCTTGCCGTTTCTGACGCTCATCCTGCAATGCTGCGATTGGGGCGTACCCAACCGGAGACGCCGCAGGTTTAGAGTCAGAGGTTTCGCTGCCCGTATCGGCGACAGTAACCGAATCGTCCGTTTCTACCGCCGACGTCGCGGTGCTCTCCCCCGATGTCGACTCAGCCGCATCCGTCGATGCGTCGGCCGACTCTTCCGAGGCGAAAGACTGTTCTAGCGTATCTGCGTACATTTCCTGAGTAGTTTCGTCTGACATCTTGATGGCTCCAAGAGGCTAGAGATTAGTTAACCGTATGCACGCGGTAAGTGACCAACGCAGTGACCGAACTCCCGGTGCAATCACCAAACTCCCCGTCACCGCTGTTGTCCAAAATGATCGGGACATTCTCAACTTGGGCACCCGATCCAGTGAGCAACGTCGCTAAGGGAATAGTCCACCCAGTAGCATCAGCGGCGGCCACCAACCAAGAACCGGTAGTTTCTACCGTAGTCGTGATCGCCAGCCCAGATGCATCAACATACAACACATCTAGGTTGTCCGCAGACTCGGTGCATTGTGCCGAACCATAATTCAGATGCCACACAATACTGACAAGCTCAACAAACGTCCCCGCTCCCTGAGCCGCGACCAATGTCTTCGGAGTCGCGCGAAGTGCTACCAACTCAGCGGTAGAAATCGTTACCGTATCAGTGTGTAGATTGCTCCCTTCGAGCAATCCAGTAGAAGTCAGAGTCCCGCTGAACACGGCATCATCTGTGTAAACAAGCGTGGTCGCCTGTTCAGACACCAACGTCAAAGTAGTTCCGCTCTGAACCCACTCCATCCAGGAGATGCCGTTGACCAACCAGTGAAGGTTGTAGTTGGCCGTCTCCATGTACATGCCGTGCCCAAGGCCGGTGCCACACACCGGCGAATCGCCGGCACCGGTACAAACCTGAGACATATTCGGCGCAGCGTATGCATAACTACACGGGAGAACTGCAGAGAGACAAACTGCTAGGAGTAGGCGTTTCATTTCACTTCCCCACGCAAATGCAACTGTCTGCCATGTAGGCATCGCAGTGTAGAAGCATCGCTTTGTGCGCGTCATAGCCCGCGATGCACGTTGAAGTGCCGCAGGTCAAAAGACACGCTTGGTTAGACTGGTGCCGAACACTGAAGGCCATCGGGGGCAACGGCTCTTCAACAGTTGGCGGCGGAGTTTGTGGATGCGAGCAACAGGCAACTAAGCCCATCGCAAGCACCATGGCGAAGACGCGCGTCATTATTGATACCCTGCTTTCCAACGCATAATCTTGTTCCCTGTGGGAGTTGCAGAGTTCGAGCGGAGTGAAATGAAGGGGATGACGAATGTGTCATCGGTTAAAGTGTGCGCATCAGTCACAGTCGGCGCAACACCATCGAATGTATATGTAACTACACCGGTCCCAGATACGTAAGTGCAGAACTTTCCGGTAGTTGCTGCGACAAGCCCGTCAGTAGTGTCCGTCCCACCCGTAGTAATATCTGCGACGTAGACATCGCCAGTAGCAGAACCAAGACCGATCGAGGCATAATCGGTATAGCTTCCGGGAGTTACAGTTAAGTCAGTCGCAGTACGGAAACCAACGTTCATCAAATCGGTGTCAGCCAGAGTCGCAAGCTGCATCCACGCACAGACGTAAAACGCTGGATCAACACCAATCAAATAAGCCTTTCCGGAGGCCCCTAGGATACCGGCAAAGATCTCGGCGTGGTCATTATCGTTTGCCTCGGTAGGCATCATTTCAAGCCCGGTAGCTAAAGCCGCAGGGGTCACAGCCCCAGCATCTACAGCATTGTTCCAAACGCCAATAAAACCACTTCCGTAGTGTACGTAATTAGCGCTACCTGCAGTGGA